CCCCGTTACCGCGATAGCCGCCGCAACCAAGGCGTATGCGGGTATACGGGCGTTCATTGAGGCAGGTAAGTCCATCGAGGACACCTTTCAAGTAGTCGCACGGTGGCAAGGCCACGCCAGCGATATAATCTATGCTAGTCAGCGTGAGAAAAGGCGAAACCCATTTGCCAAGCTGGTATTTGCAGAATCAGCAGAGGCAGAGGGCACGCGCATATTTGCCGCTAGGCAGAAGGTACAGCAACAGCGATCAGAGCTAATTACTATGATTACCTACGCCTACGGACAGCAGGGCGTGGATATGTGGCGTGAGTGCATCAAAGAGGTACACGCTCAACGTCAGCAGGAAATCTATGCGGCCCAAGAGGCTAAAGACGCGGCGATAAAGATGATCGCCATAGCCGTCCTTTTGGCGGTCGCTGGCGGGTTAATCTATTTGATAGTACAACTGGCTACACGGTAAAATACAACCAGAGGTGATTTTATGAAAGCTATGCTCTTTTTTGTTTCGTTGTTTGCAATGTCGGCGTCAGCCCAGACCGTCATTTACTACGAGGACGGCACCACCTATACCTTAAAGGACCGCGAGGAAGTCTTCGTTAGCAAGACGGGAAAGGTGTACAAAAAGCAGGCGTACAAAAATGGCAATGTCTTTTTTACTAAGGTAGCGCCCAGCACGCAAACTGATCCAGACGCCCAGCCGTGGGACGGCATGGAAAAAGGATCAGATGAATGGTGCGAAGCGTATGTGCCATATCAATATGGCTATACCTTTGACGATCAGCTTTATGACAGAGCTTGTAAAGGATAAATAGCATGAGCGGCGCAATGGAAGAAACGACAAAGCAGGTGCTTGATGCGGCCAGTGTTTTCACAATGCTAGGCACCTTGGGGTCTATTCTTCCCCCTATCGCCGCGATATTTACCATTGTTTGGACAGGTATTCGCATCTACGAAACCGATACCGTTCAATCCCTGACCACCAAGAAGCGAAAGCGTGACGCCAAGGGCCGATTCGTCAAGGACGACGACTGATGCTAGAGGCATTGATTGGCCCTGTTACTGGCCTGCTAGATAAGTTCATACCGGATGCAGATGAAAAAGCGAGGCTGGCACATGAAATTGCAACAATGTCAGAGCGCCATGCGCAAGAGCTTGCCAAAGGCCAAATTGAAATTAACAAGGCTGAGGCGGCGCACAAGTCAATGTTTGTCGCAGGCTGGAGGCCGTTTGTTGGGTGGACTTGCGGGGTTGCTCTGGCTTGGCACTTTGTGGGTCAGCCTCTCGCTGTATTTGGCATCGCTGTTTCTGGTATTCAGACCCCTGCACTTCCTGTATTTGAAATGGAAAGCCTTCTCACTGTCCTGCTCGGAATGTTGGGGCTCGGTTCGCTACGTACCTATGAAAAAACCAAGCAGGTAGCGAGAGATCGGTGACACCAGAACAGCTTAATGCGTGGCGCATCATCCCGCGCCTATTAATGCTCGCAATGCTGGTAATGACCTACCGCGTTGTTGAGTGGTTTATGGGCATTGAAACTCCAACCCTAGAGCAAGCTGGCCTAGTCTCCGTGATGACCGGCGCACTTACGGGTGCCTTCGGTCTGTTTTTAGGTACAGGCAAAAAAGAGTGAGTTATTTTTCTGAGGAAGAGCTTGCTTGCTCTTGTTGTGGCACTTACGTCTTTGACGAGGACGTGCTAAAGCTCCTAAACCGTATACGCCGTGAGTTTGGTCCAATGCCAGTGACTAGCGGCTACCGATGCCCACAACACCCCATAGAAGCCGCTAAGACACGTCTGGGCGCACATACGACAGGCAAAGCCGTAGATATAGGAGTAGACCGCGATCGCGCCTACAGGCTGTTAGAGGCGGCTCTAGCGCATGGTTGCCCCCGCGTTGGCATTAACCAGCGGGGAGAAGGTCGATTTATACACCTAGATTGGGACTACGAGCGCCCATACCCCACAGTCTGGTCATATTAAAAAAATAACAAAAAGGTTTAATCTGCGCCCATAATGTAGTTTAATGTCAATGTTCCACGTGGAACTTGATAAGGGGAAAGCAGATGCAAAAGTTTAAAGAGATACCTTTACTGGACACATCAGAGCTTGACGAGTCTATTCGCGAGCTTGAAAAGTCATTAGCTATTTTAAAGGCGCGGCAGTATGCCGAAGAACAGGGGCCGCCAGAGGAAGACCCATTCGAGCCTGATGACTACGAGAGCAAGACCCATGGTTATTAAGCACGAAAGCAAGTATGACGGCATACCGGTGGTACTGCGTGAGTATGGCACTCCCGAATGGGACGCCATGCAGTGGTGTACCTGTTGCAATGACCATGTAGCAGGGCCGGTATATCAGCAAGAGGACGACAGCAATAAATACTGCGAACACTGCTGGGAAGTGGTACAGGATTTGGCGCTGGATCATTTTTAAAGGGGAGCGTTATGAGTTTGTTTAGAGAGTTATCGCAAGTTGTAGTTAATGAATATACCGAGCAAAAAGGTCAGTTTACCTATCTTAGCTGGGCATATGCTGTGCAGGAATTGCTAAAGCGAGTACCAGATGCAGAATGGGAAATGCCGGAGCCTACTGTTTTTTCTGATGGCACAATGATGGTATGGTGTAATTTAACGGCTAACGGTATAACAAGAAGGGCATATTTGCCCGTTACCGACCATCGCAATAAGCCTATACAAAATCCAGATTGCTTTGCTGTAAATACGGCGATGCAAAGATGTCTAGCAAAGGCTATTGCACTACATGGTTTAGGCTTATATATCTACGCGGGCGAAGATTTGCCACAAGTCACCGACTACGATATTGCGAATCAGAAGATCGAAGCCGGTGAGCCGCTAGAGTTTATGCGCTGGGTAGAGGGCTTGCCAGAGGAGGCGGTTAGTCGCATATATAACGACGCGCCGTCTGGTCACAAGGTTAAATTCAAAGGCAAGTTTGACGACGAGCTTAGGAAAGCAGAGGCAATTATTTCTGAATACTTGACTCAGCTAGCAGGCGTCATTGATAAGCAAGACGCAGAGGGGTTTGCGCAACTATGGGACGAAATGACTCCCTTGGTTAAGCAAAAAATGAATGCTCGATTAAACGGGCATCAAAAGGAAACAGCAAAAGAGCTACGAGCTCAGTTAGGAGGTTTGGATGAAAGTAGTTAAGAGATTGGTTGCGCCTTGTAGCTATACGAACAAGGCTGGAGAGGAAAAAACCAATTGGGTAGAGATGGGCGCAATGTGGAAAACAGACGATGGCAAGTTTCGTCTTAACATTAACGCCGTCCCTACAGTCAACTGGGATGGCTGGGTTACATTGCAAGACCCTCGGGATGCGCAAGAAGCCAAGCAAGTTAAGCAAGAAGAACCGTCACAAGAGGTGTTAGAAGATGACATTCCATTTTAACGTAGGCCGCAGTCTGCGCAAGGTACAGGCAGACAAAAGGGTTACAAATAAAACGCTAGCGGATACTATTGGCGTTAACCCTGTTCAAGTAGCAAGATGGCGCTCTGCAGAAGATTTAAAGTTAAGTAGAGTGGTACAGTTAGCCCATCACTTTGATATGACTATTGATGATTTTCTTAGAGTAGGGCAATAAAAAAACCCCGCCTCACGGCGGGGTCGCATAGGTTAGGAGTTACCCATGTGTGGTGAAAGGGGAGTAACACCACGCATTCAGAATATCACAGGGAATGGCAATATTGCCAGTGTCCTCCTCAGAGTATATCGGGCGTTAGGCCGAGGAACCGAAGAACCTCGGAGCGGAGTTGACCCTCTCTATTAAGCGCCTCCCAGTGCCGAGTGCTGGTAACGGGAATAGACGACAAGATTCGATACGGTATACATAGCGCGTCAGGCAGTTTATCTTTAATTAGGTTACGCAAGTAACTTAAAAAGGGAAATATGCAAGGGGAAAAAGTATGAAAACAAGATACGAAGAAATGCGCGAACAAGTTAAGGCTTACCACAACAAGCATCCCGAAGTCTGGGATTTATTCTGCGAGTTTGCCTTTCAGATGATTCGTAGAGGCTACAAGCATTATTCTGCTAAAGCAGTATTCGAAAGAATACGCTGGGAGAAAGATGCCGGCGGCGACGGAATTACGCAGTTTAAGGTAGGGAATAACCACCCAGCTTTTTACGCTAGAGCGTTTATGAAAAAATATCCGCAGCATAATGGATTCTTTAGGTTGCGAGAGCAGACTAGCCATAATCGGCCGGCTAATTATCTTGACGAGTATTTTCCAAACGTCTTTGAAGGGCTTAACAAGCTAACGGTGGTCAAATGATTTTAAAAAATGGAGACAATTGGGAGCCTAGCGATACCGATATTATTGAGTGGCAAAGGGCTTACCAAAATATTGACGTCCATCGCGAGATAGATGCAATGAGCTGTTGGTGCGAGGCTAATCCAAGCAAACGCAAAACGCCTGCAGGGATTAAGCGATTTGTAAATGCGTGGCTCAGTAGGGCAGACAGAACCGGTGGTAGTCCGCCGTCATTTAGAAGCGAGAAAACAACTTTGCGAGACTGGGATACTATAGATCATATATCGCATGATTTTATGGATAGCCAGTTTTTCAGGCAGAGAATGCTAAAAGAGCATGGCCGCTATATGTCCGCAAACGGAGAGCGCATATATGCAAAATAGCGGAGAAGGCTGGTGGATACGCAACGAAGATCAGCGCAAAGCGCTAATAAAATATATCGAAGAAAATAAGCATAAAGACATTTTCTTTAATGTAGTGCAGCCTACCCGCACAAATCAGCAGAATAAAGGAATACACGCATATTGCGGCGAAGTTGCTAGACAAATGGAAGCTCGCGGGCTCGATATGAAAACCGTTTTAAAGGAGGGTGTGCCAATAGCGCCGACTAAAGAGCTAATAAAAGAATACATGTGGAAGCCTATACAGAAGGCGCTTACTGGCAAGGAGTCAACAACCGCAATAAATAAAAAACAAGTTAATGAGGTATATGAATATCTCTCTAAACTTCTAGCAGAAAAATACGACATTTCCGTAAGGTTTGGAAAGTAGTGTAAAATTCAGATTGGTGACAGCGTTTGGGGGCAGACGTGGAACACCCGCTACTGCAATGGGCAGATACAGAAAAGCAAATTGCTTGCGTAGAGTTGTGCGAAGTACAAAAAATATCGCAGTACGAAGCCGCAAAAAGGCTTGGTATAAGCCGCTCTGGCGTGCGCCATCATTTGCGTGTCGTCAAACAAAAAGCCGCAAGGCAAGGTTATGCGCCAGAACATGGCTGGTCTGAGCAAGTACCTGACGGCTTCTATGTAGATGGTGTATCTACGTTTAAAGATGGTCAGTGGGTAAAAGCCAAGGCGGATAAACAGCGCCAATTTGAGCTGCTAGTGGAGCGCATAGAGGCCGCTAACGCACACTTACCAAAATACAGGCCAACGGCACCGCCTAAACACTCTAACGAATCTCTACTGAGCCTGTTAACTATTACTGACTTCCATCTAGGTATGTATGCCTACGAAGCCGAAACAGGCGACGATTGGGATGTAACGATTGCCAGAAATGTATTTTTAGATTCCATTCGCCAGATGATTTCTGCATCGCCGAAATCAGGCACTGGTGTATTTTGTCAGTTAGGCGATTTTTTGCATTGGGACGGCATATTAAGTGTAACGCCATCTTCTCATCATATTCTTGACGCCGACACGCGTTACAGCAAGCTCGTAGACCTTGCGATGTCTGTCATGACGGAAGCGGTAAAGATGATGCTGAAGCGCTTCGATAAAGTCGTAATTGTATCTGCGGAAGGCAATCACGACATTGCTGGCAGTATCTGGTTGCGAAAACATATAAAGCATATGTTTAGCGATGAAAGCAGGCTTACTGTAATTGATAACGACTTTCCGTATTACGCATTACTGCATGGCGAAACTATGCTGGCGTTTCATCACGGGCATAAAGTGCGATTAGGGCAAATGCATAAGTTATTTGCCAGCGAGCCTAGATTTAGGGAAATGTGGGGCAAGGCAAGCTACACCTACATACATACAGGCCACTACCATCACGAAAAAGTAATTGAAGACGGTGGCGCAATAGCAGAGCAACATCCAACGTTGGCAGGTCGAGATGCTTATGCCGCAAGAGGCGGCTGGGTGTCACGTAGAGGTGCTAAGGTTATAACGTATGACAAAAACGACGGCGAAATTTCGCGCATAACTGTGAGGCCACGAAATGTTACTTATTGCGGCTGAGTTGCCAGACAAAGATGGCGTCGTTGTATTTTTGCCGGCGACTATAGGTGGTTGCATAACAGACAAGTTTAATAAGGAGCATACGATTGTCTACACAGACACCTTCCCAGATGGCATAACCATCAAAATGCAATTAGACGACTTCGCATCATGCTGGCAAAATGCACTAGCGCTAGAGGACTTCACTATTGAATTTGCTCAGGAAACAGTGCCCGACGTGCAACACTGATTTATGGCCGGTGTTTTTAGATGAAATAGGCGGCAAGCTGCATGGCTGGCTTTGTTTAAGCTGTCATTGGTTCGATAAGGCTATCGGAAGAGAACGTCGATTTACAAAAGAGCACGCAAACGATGGCGGTTAAAAGAGATCAGGCAGACATCTGGTTCAGCAAGGCAATACGAGCGCGAGATGGCGCATGCGTATACTGCGGCAAAACCGATACATTAGAGGCGGCACATATTTACGGTCGCCGATTAAAATCTGTACGCTGGTCTATGGATAACTGTCTGGCGCTGTGTCACTACCATCATCGTTACTTTACCGAACAGCCGATCGAGTTTAGAGATTGGCTTGTATCTATTTACGGCGAAGGGCATATGGAGATGCTTAAAGAAAAGGCACGCGAGCTATTTAAAACAACGCACGCGATAAGAAAGGAAATAGCTAAACACTATCGAATGGAATACCAGCGCAAAGAATCTGATCCAGACTATGAAATTGTCTCGTATAATTAACGTCATGCAATACATGATACACTTACAACATCATCGTATCTGGAGGCCATTATGTGTCCAGTTGAGAAGATGCAAGTATTTGCCATAAAGCATCAGGTAAAAAATCCCGAGGCGGTGCCAGAAGTTTTTAATCACATGGCAAACGCACAGGGATGCTCGCTCGATCAGTACCTATCTATTGTAGAGCGCAGACCTAACCTTTCTGCTTTTATCGCGCAAATCGTAGACGCCTACAAAAAATAAGTAAAAAATCAGGCAGGCAGACTTAGCGTTCTGCTAAGTTATTGATCCCTTTACCCAAAAAAAACGACAAAAAAGTGTTTACATAAACTCTGGCGTTGGTACTATGCATTGGCAGTTAACAAAAATGTTACAGGAGATACCGACATGAAATTAGTTATCCACACTCAGTACAAAGAAAATTACGGCGCTCAGGATTGGGACGGTAAGGGAGAGTGCCCGCAGTACTGGAAGTTTAAGGGCGGCAGTACCTACGTTGTAGAAAACCTCACAAGCGAGCAGGTCGCCAAAATCAACCAAGACGGCATTCCCACGTTAACTCGCCTCATCGAATACTCTAACGAGTCGTTTCAAGAATACATCACGATGTACATAACCACTGACGACGACGACACGCCATGGAGAGAATGGGACGAGCCTGTACAGCTGTATTACTTCGAAGATAAGTGGAACGCAATCCGTATTTCAGAAGGCAGATACTCCGGCCTCCGCAAAGAGTGCTTATCTAAGCGTGAAACATGGGTTCTCGGGCCAGACGGCGAGCAGGTAAATTTCAAGTGCGAGATTCTACTGGCCGACGAGCTTGGTGGTGGCTGGCACATCTGGGGAGATGCCTGCGCAATACTGGAAAAGGCCGCATAAGAAAATCAAGGGGTGATAAATGAAGGTTTATCTACCCCCTTTTTTTTGCAACAAAAAGATAACAAAAGTGTTTACAAGTTGCGCCAGCGAGTTAATATGCAAAATGTAATTACTTAAATCAAGGGGAGCAACAACATGGACTTCAATCAAGTTTTTCCATATGCAGTACAGATCAACTACCCAGAGTCAGTACGCGCACAGCGCAAGGTAGTTAGACGCCGCAATATGCGCGGCATGCACCACGCACTTCAGCGAATTGCAGAAGTTTATCCAACGGCGACATTTACGGTCATTCAGTGGCCGTCAACGGAGCCTTATACCACCACGTTAACCAACGCACAGTAAGGGGAGATCATGAACAAGGTACACGGTTCACCATACGACAGAGGCAGTGCAGACTCTTATTATCAGCGCGGCAGACAGCCGCACTGGTATCCAGAAGGCACTGGCCACGGCGAGCGCGTTACGGAGGAGCGCATGTCAGTCGCCGAAATCGCAGAGTATCAAGCAGGGTTCGATCACAACGAGCAAATTCAACATTTCAAAGAATGGACATAAGGGGAAAGTTATGACTATTTACCATAACCTAATGCAGCAGATCGAAGATGCCGGTCTGCTTTTTAACGTACAAAAAGCCAATCTATTGGCAGAGGTGCAAGATTCCCAGCTACACGGACGAGACGGCTGTAAGCTGGTAGATAACCGCAAGGCGCTCATTAATAGCAAAACTGGCAAGATAATGAGCATTGTTAGCAACAACTACAAGGTAGTTACCAACGAGGAAATCTTTTCCTCATTCTGCAAGAATATCGAAGCCTCTAACATTGATGCCGAGGGCGCTACGGTAGCTATTCAGCAAACTAGCACGGGCTCCAGAGCGATGGTGGATTTCACCTTTCCCGCTCATCAAGTCTCGATCTTAGGTGATAGCTCACCAACGGCCCTACAGTTTTGCGCCCTTAATTCTTTTGACGGCTCTACCCGCTACATTACCAAAGCAGGCGGCCTTAGGATGAAATGCCTTAACGGTCAAATTGTAGGCAATGTTATCGGCGCATATTCATCATTGCACACTAAGTCGCTAGACGTAGATCGCGGCACCGAAATCATTATTAAGATGCTACAAGATTTTCACGCCAGCAAAGACTACTGGAGCCGCATGCTACAGATACCGATCAATAACGGTTTAGCACATGGTGTTATCGTAGACTTTTTAGGCATCAAAGAGGTTACCGGCGCGCCGGCCCAGCCAATAAGAAACAATCGCCGGTTTAATCATCTAGTTAAGTTATGGCACGAGTATACAAGCGAGTTTGGCAGTAACGCATACGCTCTCTATAACGCTCTGACTGACTTTATCTCGCACCCGATGTACGAATATAGGCAGACAGGGCCAAATAGCTACGCGGCTAAAACACCAAAGGAGCCTACCAAGACGGCTATAAGCCAGCGTGTAAAGCTGCGCAAGCTGCTTAACAGCCGACATCCTTTTAGCAGAGCTAAATCACAGCAACTGGTGGCCGCATAAGCGGCCTTTTTTAAGGGGATAGACAATGAAGGAAATTATCGGTATAACGATTTTGGTAGTCGGCTTTGGAGTGGTCGGTGTAGGTGATTGGGACGAAGCTGAACGCGAACATCTACACTACTGCGCAATGGTCGATACGTGGATTAAGTTTCAAGGGACGCGGGGGCATCCTAACTATGAGCAACGAGACTGTAAAGATCAGTCAGGAGATGCTGGAAAAATTCGTAAACGGTAAGTATCACTGGAAAGGACTAACCCCTACAGCCCAAATGGCAATGGCGCGGGAGCTTTTAAAGCACCGCGCTTTTTCATTACGACTGCGAAAATACTCTGCAGGCATTCTGGGGGATGGTCATGCGTACAAAGAGGGCAACAGCACCTGACAAACTAGGCACGTTATTAGAAACACTGGCACGAGACTTTACCGTTGTCGACGTATCTAACGAATTAGGCTTATCGTATAAGCATGCAAGAGCCGTAATTGATTTCGGCGTAGCAGAAGACAAAATAAGAGTGCTAAAACATCCTCAGGATGCTGGCGCTACGTTTGCCGTATACGAAAATCCAAGCTGGCGAAAACAGTGGATAACCAAACCGTGGCGGCGCTAAAACAGACTGTCACTATACAGTGGCATAACATATCTGAAATGCCAGAAGATGAAGGCACTTATCTAGTGGCTTTTGACGACGGCACTGTTGAAACGTACCCTATAGGATATAGCGATATAGAAAAAGGCATAATCCAAGACGGATACTGCCGTGGTATTTATTGGGCACATACATTTAAGGGGCCAGAATTGGAATGAAATTAACGCATCACTATACGGAAAAGCTTAAAGAGTACAGCGCTAATAGCCGCACGCACAGCGATCATCAAGTATCGCAGATTGCCGCCTCTATTATGGAGTTTGGCTTTACAAATCCAATACTCATAGATGACGATCAGACGGTAATTGCAGGTCACGGTCGTCTTGCGGCAGCGAAAAAGCTAGGTATTGATAAGGTCCCTACGATTGTATTGTCTGGCCTAACCGACAGCCAAAAAAAGGCATATGTCATCGCAGACAATAAGCTGGCATTAAATGCAGGCTGGGATTACGAAACCCTAAAAGCAGAGCTGTCCATTCTGGAGGACAATCAATTCGACGTTAACCTTATCGGCTTTAACCCAGCCGAGCTGGCAGAATTATTTTCAGAGGGCGTAGAACATACCAATGCATATGATGAATGGGATGGTATGCCTGAATTTGATCAGCCAGATGCAACGTCTTGGAAGCAGATAAATGTGCACTTTGAGTCTGATGAGCATTATCAGGCGTTTTGCGCGTTAATAGGCCAGAGCCTAACCCCGAAAACCAAAAGCATCTGGTTTCCTGCTAAAGAGCGTAACGACACCGAATCGCAACGCTATGGCTGACATTAATCCGCAATTTCCGCTGTATGTGCCTAGTAAGGGCAGAGCGGAATATATGATTACAAGTAAGGTATTGACCGAGCTTGGCGTCAGTCATTACATAGTCGTAGAGCCGCAACAGGTAGAGGAATACGAAAAAGCAGTAGCGCAAGACTCGCTAATGACTACCGTCTTGCCGCTAGATATGCAGTACAAAGAAACGTATGAGCTTTGCGATGAGTTAGGGTTAAGCAAAAGCACCGGCCCCGGCCCTGCTCGTAATTTCGCGTGGGATCACTCTATCGCGAACGGACATGCATGGCATTGGGTAATGGATGACAACATCCTAGATTTTCGCAGGCTTAATAAAAATCAAAAGGTTAAGGTAAGCAATGGCGCTATCTTTAGGGCTATGGAGGACTTTTGCCTGCGCTATGAAAATATTGCCATGGCAGGGCCGCACTACCAGTATTTCGCTATACAGCGCACAAAGTATCCACCATTCATAACTAACACAAGAGTGTATAGCTGTAACCTTATTCGTAATGACGTGCCATTTAGATGGCGCGGGCGTTACAATGAAGATACGATATTATCGTTAGATATGCTTAAACAGGGCTGGTGCACTATTCAGTTCTTTGCATTTCTACAAAATAAGCTCAATACGCAAAAGATTGGCGGCGGCAATACCGCGGAGTTTTACCACGCAGAGGGCAAAGTGCAGGCAGGAACACACTACAGTGACACTGGAACGGTCGCAAAGTCACAAATGCAAGTCGCAGTACATCCCGATGTATCAAAACTAGTGTGGAGATATGGACGAGTACACCATCACGTTGATTACTCTGTATTTAAACAGCCGCTAGTGCGCAAAAAAGACTGCAAGATAAAAGCGGGTATAAATAACTACGGAATGTCGCTAAAAAGCAAAAATGCTGAGCAACAATCATGAGCAAGCCCAACAGGCAAGGAGAGGGCGGCGGCAGGCCGCGTACTGAGCTTACTGATGAGCAAATAGCACAGGTAGAAACGCTCGCCGCAGTGCTAAACCAAGATCAAATATGTGATTACCTCGGTATACCAACAAGAACATTTCGCGCAATAATGCAACGAGATGAGCAAGTTTCTGCCGCATATAAAAAGGGCAGAGCAAAAGCGATAGGGCGGGTTAGCCAATCGTTACTTCAGAGTGCTACAGACGGTAACACTACAGCACAAATCTTTTACCTAAAGACACAGGCAGGCTGGAAGGAAGCGGTGCCAGAGGCACAGGAATTACCACCAGTTGTTATACAGCTAACGCCTGATGATTCTAACTAAACCGCAAACGACAATCTTTAAGTCGGCGGAGCGATTTCGTGTATGCGTTGCAGGCAGGCGTTTCGGCAAGACCTTTTTATCTACCGCGGAGATATTAAATGCCGCGCTGTCAGGAAATGATAAAAACGTTTGGTATGTAGCGCCTACATATAAAGCGGCTAAAGAAATAGCATGGGAAATGCTAATCAAAGCAATACCGCCGGAATATATACAAAAAACAAACGAAAGCTCGCTAACACTTCGACTGCTAAACGGCAGTGTTATTAGCCTTAAAGGCGCGGAAAAGCCAGACAACCTTCGCGGCAGAGCATTAGATTTCTGCGTGCTAGATGAATTTGCAGATATGCGCAAAGAGGCATGGTTTGAGGTTATCAGGCCATCGTTATCTGACAGGCAGGGCTCGGCGTTATTTATTGGCACGCCAAAAGGGCGAAATCATTTCTATGAGCTGTGGGGGAAGGGCTTTGACGATGACGGCTGGGCATCTTTTCAATTCACTACGCTAGAGGGCGGCCATGTTCCAGCAGACGAAATTGCGGCGGCACGTAACGACCTAGATGAGCGTACGTTTAATCAGGAATACAAAGCGCAGTTTGTTAATTATTCCGGTGTTATTTATTACTCGTTCGAGCGGTCAGAGTCAGTACAACAATATGACTATAAAAATGAGCCGCTACATATAGGCATGGACTTTAACCTAGACCCTATGTCGGCCGTTGTTATGGTGCGCAAAGGCGACACTCTTTATGCCGTAGATGAGATCGTTATGTTCGGTAGTAACACTGACGAAATGGTTGCAGAGATCAAGGAGCGATATAAAAACAGTAGTGTTACAATATACCCCGACCCAGCGTGTCGCCAACGCAAGACAAGTGCAGGCGGCAGAACCGACCTTTCTATTTTGCAAAACGCGGGATTTCAAGTAAAAGTACGCAATGCGCATACTGCTATTAGGGACAGAATAAATGCTGTTAATTCACGCCTTAAATCGCAAGACGGCACACGGCATTTGTTTATAAATCCAAAATGCAAAAAGGTAATCGAGTCATTAGAGCGGCACGTTTACAAGGAAGGCACAAGCCAGCCCGAAAAGGATGGGTTCGATCACATGAACGATGCGCTTGGTTACGCTGTTGACTACCTATTCCCGATTAGAAAATCTCACGCGGCACAGCCTCCGCAGAGGTGGACATGATTAATGTAGACATTGAGTACCAGCATCCAGACTATGAAAACAACGTAGACCGTTGGGAGTTTTACCTGCGAAGCTACATGGGCGGCCAAGACTATCAAGACGGCTCTTATCTATCGAAATATTTAAACGAGGACGCTAAGGCGTATGATCGCCGGATTGGTCTAACGCCGCTTGATAACCATTGCAAAAACGTTATACATATTTATTCATCGTTTTTGTGGCGGGTACTGCCTACTCGTAATTTCGCTGGTATGGAAAATTCGCCAGAGCTAGAAGCATTTTTAAAGGACGCAAATCTTGACGGGCAAAGTTTTAACTCGTTTATGCGCGAGGCGCAGATATGGTCAAGTGTTTATGGCCATGTGTGGATTCTCATGGACAAGCCGCGCTCGCAAGCAGGCACTAGAGCAGAGGAGCTTGCACAAGAAATACGTCCATACGTCACGCTAATAACGCCAGAGAACGTCTTTGATTGGAAGTGGGAGCGGCAAGCATCAGGGCGACACCAGCTTGTCTACTTAAAGATACGCGAGTCTGTAAACCGTATCGATGGCACCCACACTATTACGCACTTTAGAGAATGGACGCCTGACAACATTAAGCTGATTCGTTATGACGGCGCAGAGCATTCTGTTATTGACGAAATAGACAATCCAATAGGTAAAATACCTGCGGTCTACCTGCCTGCTAATCGCTCTATTGTTCGCGGCATCGGTATTAGTGATATTTCAGATATTGCTTATATGCAGAAGGCTATTTATCAAGAGCTAAGCGAAATTGAGCAGTTAATTCGCATTAGCAATCATCCGACACTGGTTAAGACCTATGACACAGACGCCAGCGCAGGTGCAGGCGCAATTATAAATGTTAGCGATGATTTAGACGCGGGCTTGCGTCCGTACCAAATGCAACCGTCTGGGGCTAACCTAGACGCCATCAGGGCGTCCATACAGGACAAGATTGAGTCAATCAACAGAATGGCCCACATGGGCGCAGTGCGCGGCACAGAGGCAGTCAAGCAGTCTGGCATTGCCTTGCAGACCGAGTTCCAAATGCTTAATGCCAAGCTGGCAGAGAAGGCCGATATTCTGGAGTTGGCAGAAGAACAGTTGTGGGCGTTCTATTGCAACTGGCAACAGCATAATACTCACGAGGTTATGGTCAGTTATCCTGACTCCTTTGATCTGCGCGATTATGAATCCGAGTTGCGATTTCTACAGCAAGCCAAAGCCTCTGGCGTTCAAAGCGACACCTTTGTTAAGGAGGTGGATAAGCAAATTGCAGACCTTGTGCTGGATGATGGAATGCTGGTAGAGGCTCATAAGCAGATAGATGCGCAGGCGCGGCTTACTGGACAGTTTTTAACATCGCCTGATGTCGAAGCAAACGGACAGGCTTAATGAGGTTATCGCTCTAGCGGAAGGCCATCAACGCCGACTGCTTGAAGCGATGCGTAGCCTAGAGCTATCAATAGTTGCGCTGTTACGAGAAGCGCCTCTACAAGAGGGGCAGCTATTCGATCTTGAGTGGGCAATACAAGCAAAGTCGAAGATAAGGCAGGAAATAGATGCGCGGTATCGCACTGTGGTTGATGACTTTGTTTCAGAGTATGCGGAGGTGGCTAGAAAGGCCGCATCTTTGTTAAGCGAGTCGTCATCGTTTGCGCGTTTAGATCAAGGAGTTATGCGGCAGTTGCAACAACTTGCGTTTGATGGCTATAGCGCGCTTGGCGACGACTTTTTGGAGTCTGTCAGCAAGCAAATATACGAATCAACACTAACGGGGCAAACATTTGCAGGCGCAGTTAGAATAGTGCAAAACAGCGTACAAGCAGATCTCGCCAGATATGCGCGGCAGGCCGTATTCGATGGATTAATGGATTTTGATGCGTCTATTAACACCAACATGGCGTTAGAGGCCGGAGCAGAGCGGTTTGTATACTTTGGCCCTGACGACGAAGTTACGCGCGACCATTGCGATAAATATGTCGGCAAAACTATGACGATTGATGAAATCGCAGAGGCGTGGTCAGATAGCTGGTCAGGTAAACGAGAGGGCAGTCCCTTTGTGGTGCGAGGCGGGTACAACTGCCGCCATAGATTTAGACCTGTGTTTAATTAAGGAGGCAAAAATGCCATATCACGCCGGACACAAAAAGAAGAAGAAAAAGAAAAAATTACGTTAAGCTGGTAAAATAAACCCACTCCCTAGGAGGTTCGTTACATGAGCGATGAAATCATGGAAGAAGCGGTAACTGAGGCCGTAGAGCAGGAAACTGTAGAAGCTCAGGACGTTAAGACGTTTACGCAAGATGAAGTTGACCGGATAGTTGCTGATCGTATTGCTCGCCAACAGCGGCAGTTTGAGAAAAAGCTAGACGGTATTGACCTCAATGAAGTGCGCGAGATTCTCACCCAGCGCGAGCAAGCGCAGGTTGAGGAGCAGAAAAAGCGCGGTGATTATGAGGCGGTCATCAAGCAAATGTCTGAAAAGCACAGCCAAGAGACAGCTTCATTAAAGAGCCAGCTAGAGCGCACGTTAGTTGATGGCGCATTGCTATCGGCGGCCTCTAGGGCAAATGCGGTGTCTCCAGAGCAAGTGAGCGCGTTATTGCGAAGCTCCGTTGCGTTATCTGAAGATAACACTGTAGAGGTCTACGACAACAACGGGACGCCTAGATATAACGACTCAGGTAATTTGTTATCAGTTGAGGAATTGGTGACAGACTTTTTGACAGCTAATCCACACTTTGTGAAGGCATCCGCAGGCGGTGCAGGATCAAGCGGGGCGGCTGGAGGTTCTACGAGCAAGCCTTTAAGTTACTCGGAAATGCTTGAAAAAGGCGAAGAAGGAATGCGTATGTTTCGTGAGCAGAAAATGCGAGAAGCGGCGCGGTAACTTAATTTTTGTTAAAGGACAATAGCAATGGCTAATGAAACCACTTCAACCACTTTAGACGACCTGTTTGCGAATATTATCCTGCAGGCGCGTTTCACCGCAGAGGAACAGTCCATCATGCTTG